TAAAAAGATTGTCTAAAATGTATTTAGATTTAATTAAATCTTAAAACCTAAAACCTAAAACAAACAAACCCTTGCAGAAATGTAAGGGTTTTTTTAGTTAAATATTTTACATATTTATAAAAAAGTATTGTTTCATTTTTGCATTAGTGAATTTATTTGGATTTGAAATCAAAAGAATCAATCCAGTTCTATCTGCAAAAAAAGGTTTCTTAAATGCAAACTTTGGTGGAATGATTGGAAGAACTCCAGTCACTGAACAAACTGCAATGGGTTTGTCAGCATATTGGGCTGGTGTAAGAAGAATAACAGAATCAGTGGCCATGTTGCCAGTTGAGGTTTTTCGCAAACAAAACGGAAGGCGTGAAATAGTTGCACATCCAACTGAATACTTGTTAAATGCTGAAGCAAACTATGAATCAATTTCATTTGACTTCACACAAATATTAATTACATCGGCCATCAATCATGGTAATGGTTTGGCCATTATTGAACGTGATCAGTTTGGGACACCAACATCATTGGTCAATGTAACTCGTGAACAATGTGAACCAATCAAATATGATGATGAGATTTATTGGAAAGTTCAGGTCAAGGAAGCATACAACGAAACTGAATCATTATTGGTCAAAGATGCTGACATGATAAATCTTCGTGGGTTTGGAGTTGATCCAGTTGTTGGACTTTCTGCAATACAAGCACACAAACAAAATCTTGGTTTATCAATTGCTGCACAAGATTATGGTGCTGACTTTTATAACAAATCTGCAAGAATAGATGGATTCATTGAATATGCTGGTGTGTTAAAACCTGAAACAAAAGAAGCAATTAGTCAACAATGGACTGCAAACTATGGACCAAATGGAACACGTGGAACTGCAATCTTGGATGCTGGTTCAAAATATCATCGTATCGGATTGCCACCTGAAGATGCCCAGTTCATTGAAACGCGTAAATTCCAAAAGAACGAGATTGCAACTATTCTTGGAATACCATCACACATGATTAATGAGATGGAAAATTCAACGTTTTCAAACATTGAACACCAGTCAATTGAATTTGTGACTTATTCAATTGGAACATGGATTGAAAAGATTGAGCAAGAATATCGAAGAAAATTATTAAAAGACACAGAAAAACTTGACCATTATTTCAAGCACAATGTTGATCGTTTACTTCGAACTGATGTAAAAACAAAAGGGGAGTATTATAGACTGATGACTGACATTGGTGCTTATAGCATAAACGATGTACTTGAACTTGAGGATAGGAATCCAATTGAAGGTGGTGATGAACGATATGTCCAAATAAATAGAATACCTATTCAGGACATGGACAATTATTATAAGAAGGAAGATGGCGAGTTATAGTGATTATCCTGATGCAGTTTCAAACAATGCCAAACGTGGGATTGAACTGAATGAAAAGGTTGGAAATAAATGTGCAACACAAGTTGGAAAAGTTAGAGGTCAACAACTTGCAAATAAGGAAGCAATCACTGAAGATACTATCAAACGAATGTTTTCGTATTTGTCACGTGCTGAAGTATATTATGATCCTGACAATACTGAAGCGTGTGGAACAATATCATTTTTGTTGTGGGGTGGCAAAGCTGGATTAAGATGGTCAGAAAGTAAATTAAAAGAAATTGAACAAAATAGAAAAGTAATGAATAAAATTGAAAGACTTGCAGAAGTTCGTGGAATAAACGAAACTGAAAGAACTGCACAATTTGTAATATCAACAGAATCCATTGATAGACATGGAACATCGTTCAAACTTGATGGATGGGATTTGTCAACATATGATAGAAATCCAATCGTTGGATACAATCATGTTGTGAGTGGTGACAATCCTGATACTATCATTGGAACATCACGAGTTTTTAGAGATGGTGATGCATTGATTGGTGAAGTAACATTTGAACGTGAAGGAAACAATCCACTTGCTGACAAAGTATTCAATAAAATGCAAGATGGCATTTTAAAGATGGCAAGTGTTGGAGCAATTCCGCATGAATATCGTTATGGCAATAAAGAAGATGAGGACAGAAACACAATTTATTTCACACGACAAGAATTGGTTGAATGGTCAATTGTGAGTGCTGGTTCAAATCGTGATGCATTTAAACGAAGTGCGGACCAAGTTGATGAACTTAAAAAATCACTTGAGGTTGTTGAGGAAGAAATTGAAATGGGACTTGAAACAAAATCAGCTTTAAGAAATTATAACAAAGTTAAAATTGTTACAAAATACCTATAATCAAATAATTGATTTTTGTAGTATTAAAATTTAGAAGATGAGAAATAGTAAAGTAATAAGAGAAGAAATCGGTGAAGTGAAAACTTCACTTGATGCTCTTGAAAATTTAGTATCTGAAGAAAATAGAGATTTTTCTGAAGATGAAAAAGTATCATTTGATACAAACATGGAAAGATTAACTGAATTAGTTGATGAACTTCCAAAAGTAGAAAAAGAAGAAGAAATAAGAATGAAAGCAGCAAATTTAGGTGGAAGTCCAGTAGTGGCAGAAACCAAAGAAGAAAAAGAAATAGTAAGAGAATTTTCTTTTGGTAAAGCGGTACGTGCAGCATTTGGTGGGAAACTTGATGGTGTTGAATTGGAAATGGCTCAAGAAGGTCAAAAAGAAATGACTGCAATTGGTCGAAGTGCAAATGGTGTTGTTATACCATCAATGATTTTGAATCGTGCGGTTATTACTGAATCAAATACAAGCGGAATCGAAACTCAAAGTTTTGTTGATGCAGTATATGCAAACACAATTCTTGATGATTTAGGTGTGACACGTGTATCATCTACATCTGATCAAAGAATCCCAGTTCTTGGTGCGGTAACTACGCAATGGGAAGGTGAAACTGATGCAGCTGCTGATGGTGGTTCTGCAATGACTAAAAAAGACCTTGCACCACGTAGAGTTGCATCTTATGTTGATTATAGCAAACAAGCTGCAATGCAACACAACGAATCACTTGAATCAGCATTGAGAAACTCAATTGCTCAATCACTTGGTGCAAAACTTGAATATGCAGTTTTCACTGATGATTCTGCAAATGGTGCTTATGATTATTTAGGAAACGGAAAAACTCCAGTAACAAATGCAAACATAACATCATTAATGATGGCACTTGTTGAGGAAGTACAATCCAACAACCATAATCGTGGAAATTTAGGATTTGCAATCTCAAATGATTTGTTCAGTGAAGTTTATACTGCTGCACAGATTTCAGGTGTTAATCCATTGATCATTGATGAAGCTATCATGGGAGTGAAAGCAAAATTCTCAAACCAAATTGCTGACATAACTAATCCAGCGGTTTATTATGGTGACTTTTCAAAAGTTATGATTGCACAATTTGGAGGTATTGAAATACTTTCGGATCCGTACAGTCAGGCGATTAGCGGAACAAATAGATTAATCCTAAACTCATATTTTGATATGAAATTAGTTCAGGATACTGCAATTAGCGTGGGTACCTTTGGGTAGTAGTTTTAATTAGTTAATATATTAAGAGGGTGGGTTTTGCCCATCCTCTTTTTTTTTAAAAAGCAATGATAAGAAACAAAAAAATAACAAGCTACACACCTGAAGTCAATTGGGCATTGACTTTGGTTGAAGCAAAAAGACATTTAAACATTTTAGATTCATCGTTTGATGACATCATAAATGATTACATAGCATCTGCACACTTGATGTTATGGAACGAAGCTGGTTTGCTTATCAAAGGCGGTGTGACTGGGTACATGACTGAATGGGATGATTTCAGAATTGATGTCAATCCAATTGATACCTTTTCAATTTACTATTATGACTCGGACAACACAAGGACATTATTAGACACATCAAAATACATTGCAACAAATGGACTTTATTCTTATGTAGAAATGAAGGACAATTTGCCAAACTTATATGATCGTGATTTTCCAATTGAGATTGAAATAACAACTTTGGCGAATACTGATTATATGGTGAAACAAGCATTGCGAATGATAGTTTCGGATTTCTTTGAAAATAGACAAAGCACAATTGTTGGAAGCAATATGCACAACCTATCAAGAGGAACAAAATTTCAAATGTCAATGGTTAGTCAACGGACTGAAATATGAACATAGGTCGTTTAGATAGAAAGATTGTAATTGAATCACAAACGTTTTCAACCAATTCGATTGGTGAATACACATCAAGCTGGTCAACGTATCACACAACGTTTGCAAATGTGCAACGTGGACTTGGTAATGAAAAAGTTGAAGCGGACCAAGTGACATCCACAAGCAAGGTTAAATTCAAGATTCGGTTTTTTGATGGAATAGATGAATCAATGCGTATTGTTTACAATTCAAAATATTATGACATTCTTGACATTCAAGAACTTGGTCGTGAAGGTCTGATGATAAGTGCAAATAAGAAACTATGATAAAATATAAAATTGAAGGTTTTGAAGGTGTTGCACTTGAAATCCAATCTTTGGATGACAAGATGAAAAGGCGTGAAATCCTTAAAATATTAAGAAGGCAAATGCAACCAGTGGTTGATAAGATGAAACAAAATGCACCAAATCAACGAACTAAAACAATTACTATTAGAGGCACTGATTATGCACCACAAGAATTAAAAAATGCCATTAAAGTTAAAACATCACCATCAAAAAAATATCCAAATGTTTTGGTTGGTCCACAATATGGAAAAGGTGCAAGGAAGTTTGATGGTTTTTATGCGTGGTGGATTGAATACGGAGTTGGAACACATTCAGCAAACCCAACTGGAAAAAAGAATTTTATTCAGAAAACATATTCTGAAACGAGTGATAAGATATACACTCAAGCAAGTGAAAAACTTGAAAAGTATATAAAAAGAAAAGCAAAAAAATTAAATTTATGAGAATAGAATTAACAACGGATTATGCAATCCACACAAGAACATTGCCTGAAGGAACTCAATTGCGTGTTTCCAATAAATTAGGCAAGGAATTAATTGATTTAAAAGTAGCAAAAGCACTTGATGGTTTTACTTTTGAAGAAAAAATTGAACACATTGTGCAAGTTGCAATGGACAATGAAGAACTTCCAAAAGTTAAAAAAGTTACAAAGAAGAAAAAATCTAACAACTAATATTGTATAAAAATTAAGGGAATAAAAAAATGGGAATATTAAACGGAACTCTCGCAAAAATACAAGTTGCTGGAACAACTATAGCACACTTAACATCAAACTCATTGACATTTGATATGTCAACACGTGATGCTTCAACAAAAGATTCAAACGGATGGAAAGAGAGTCTTGAAGGTCAAAAATCATTTAGCGGTTCAGCTGAAGGTTTTTTTGCTGAAGATGCATCATATGGATATTCAGATTTATATAGTGTGTTTACTGGCAGAACTTTGGTGACTGTAACATGGACAACTGATGTGGCTGGTGATTTTGAATATAGTGGTTCTTGTTACATCACATCACTTGAAAGAACTGATGGTCTTGAAGAATCAAGCACATTTTCAGTATCATTTGAAGGAACTGGTGCAATATCACAAACAACTGTGTAAGAAATTGATTTTTGTTATATTGTGTAAATGGGGGATGGGGGTAACTTCATCTCCTTTTTTTATATTTGTAGAATGATAAAAATTAAAAACAAAGAGTACAAATTCAAATTCGGTTTCAAAGCATTGTTAATGTTTGAAAAAGAAACTGGTGAAAGCGTTTCAAAAATGGGTGATAATATGACAATGGAATCCATTGTTGACATTGCCTATGCTGGAATGAAATCATCAGGTGAAAAGGTTACAAAGGATTTTATTATTGATGCAATCGATGAGGACATGAGTTTGATTAATGTATTCACTGAAGCTATGTCACAAGACATGGCAGCATTTAATAATTTAGATGCGGAAGCAAAAAAGTAAAATTGCCATTGCATAATTTCATAAGGGGTTTTGTTTTGGGTGCATTAAAACAAAGTCCTTTATGTTTAAATAATTATACAATGGTTGAAATATGGGATGCATATGTTGGACATCGTTTGAATGAAAACATAAATGCAAGATCAATGTGGGAAACTGCAAGATTGATTTCATATGTAACGTTAAAATCACAAGGACAAAAATCAATGAAACGACCACAAGATTTGATGAAGTTTGAATGGGAAGAACAAAGTGGTAAAAAAGGAACAAAATCAAATCCATACACAAAAACAGAAATTGAACAACTTAAAAAATTAAAACCAAACTGGTTCAATTAAAATGGCAAAAAAGACTATAAACATACGTGCTGGGTTTGACTTAAAAGCATTTAGTTCATCTCAACAAAATTTAGTTAGACAACTACAAGCATCAGGTCGAAAAATGCAGTCCATTGGTAAATCAATGTCAATGTCATTGACTGCACCAATTGTTGGACTGGGTGCGGTTGCAACAAAAACATTTGCAACATTTGAACAATCAATGGCGAAGGTTAAAGCCATAAGTGGTGCAACTGGTTCAGCGTTTAAAGACCTTGAAGGTACTGCACGACAATTGGGTATGACAACACGTTTTTCTGCAAGTGAGGTTGCAGAATTAATGTTGAATTACTCAAAACTTGGTTTTAGTGCAAGTGAAATTGAAAAAATAACTGGTGCAACATTAAACCTTGCACTTGCAACTGGTGAAGATTTAGCACAATCAGCATCAATTGCTGGGGGTACTTTGAGAGGATTCGCATTGGAAGCAGACCAAATGACAAGAGTAACTGATGTAATGGCAAAATCATTTTCATCATCTGCACTTGATTTAGAAAAGTTTCAAAATGCTATGCCAAAAGTTTCTGCGGTTGCATCAAGTTTAGGGATTACACTTGAAGAAACAACTGCAATGCTTGGTGTTTTAGCTAATAAGAACATCAGGGCAACTACTGCTGGAACTGGTTTAAAAAACATATTCTTGATGACAAGAAAGTCAGGTATGTCATTTAATGATGCAATGGATAAAATTAATCAATCCATTGATCCGACAACAACTGCAATGAATATGTTCGGCAAAGAAAATGCAACTGTTGCAGTTGCACTTGCACAAAGTGGTGATGCAATTTCTCAAATGACTGCTAAACTTGAAGATGCTGGTGGTTCAGCCGAAGCAATGGCTAAAATCATGGATGACACACTTGAAGGTTCTATGTTTAGGCTTCAGTCAGCGGTTAGTGAAATGGGGATTTCGATTGGTGAAAAACTTGCACCACATATCATTAAGGTCACAAACTTTCTTGCAAAATTAGCTGAAGGATTTTCCCAACTTAATCCTGAAACACAACAAATCATAATTCAATTAGCTGCAACTGCTGCGGCAATTGGTCCATTGATTTATGCGTTTGGTGCATTAAAACTTGCAATGGCATTCTTGATTGCACATCCAGCGGTATTGGTTGCAATTGCATTATCATCAGCATTGGCTGCATTAAATATTGCAGCGAGTGAAAGTGGTGAAGTGTTTGGAAGTGTAAAAGATGCAACAGATGAACTTGGTGAATCTTATGAAAAATTAAGAACTCAACTTGATAAGGTTAATCAATTAAAGAAAAAAGGTTCAAAAGCATCTGTCGAGGAAATAAAAATATCAATTGAAACATCAAAAGCAATAATTGAACAAACAAATGCAAGAATAAAAGAACGCCAAGAATTACAAAAAAAGTTAATTTTACAAAAAAAGGAAGCACTTCAACAAGCACTTGCAGCTGGTCGTGGCAAACAAGGAGCAATGCAAGGTGAATTTCAAGGAGTTGAATTAGCTGGTGTTGCAAATATAGAAAAACAAATAAAAACACTTTCAGATGAACTTATAAAAGTAAATAATGAAAATGTTGATTTATATGATAACACAAAACAATTAGAACAAATCTTAAAAAGGGTTGAGAATGTAAATCCAACTGAAGAAACAAATAAGGATTTAACAACAACCACAACAAAGGTTGAAACATTAATTGAAAAGTTTAAAAGACTTGAACAAGAATTTGGAACAATTGCATCCCTTGATCCATTACAAAGTTTGAAGTTGGGAGAGGTAACTCCACCAACTGAAGCAATGGAAAAAATGATGAAAGATTTACCACCTTTGACTTTAAAAGTGAAGGTTGAACCAATTCCATTGGATGAAGATGATGAAGCGTTTTTGCAAACTGAAAAGATGAAGAGAATTGGTGGCAAGATGGGTGAAGCATTAAGTAGTGGTTTGGAAACGTTAGTTTCAAATAGTGCGGTTATGCTTGGTGATTTTATTGGAGATGCAATGAGTGGTGATGCTGATGCACAAGATTTTGGAAAAGGGTTGTTGAATGTTGTCGGTGGGTTCTTACAACAAATGGGTGCAGCAATGATTGGATTTGGTATTTCATTTGAAGCATTTAAAAAATCTATTGAAACACTTAATCCAGCACTTGCAATTGCTGGGGGTATTGCGTTGGTTGCAGCTGGTACGGCAATATCTAACTTGAGCAAAAAAGGTCTTGATGGCGGTGGCGGTGGAACTGCATCATCACCATCAATGGCTGGTGGCGGAATGGGTGGAATGAATACACAACCAATTGCATTGGAAACAAAAATATCAGGTCGTGATTTAATATTGGTTCAAAATAGAGAAAAAGGATTTACAAGATAATAAATGAGTGGTGTAATATTTAGCAGTGAAACTTATTCAAACAATGGTATTCGATACAAAGTTGAATTGTTTGGTGATGATTACAATGGACTTCCAAAACTTGCAATAATTGGTGGAACTGGAAACACGTTTTACATTGACAAAGATTGGACAGATTATATTGAAACTGGATATGATTTGTTATTGCACACATCATCATCAACACAAGCAGCCAGTGTGACTGGCATATTTTCAAACGGAACAACAACACAAATCACAACTGATGTTGCATATTCTGCAACATTTACTCATATTGGTGGGATTTCAGATGTTCTTTTGAGTTTATACAAACCAACATTCAATCCTGATTTGCTTGACTTAAAAACTGAATGGAAAGGTGAAGGTGATGAAATACTTGGTTCAATAAAGTCATCAAACACATCAGTCACATATGCAAACAATGATCGTTATTTTGATAGGTTCTTTGAGCAATACCAAATCACACAAGATAACAAACTAAAATTATTAGTTTATCGTTATGTATCAGATTGGGAACTTGATTGGGCTGGTATCATTGTAATGGACCTTGTTCAATGGTCAAACATAGATAAACCAAGACCATATACATTCAAAGCCATTGATGGACTTGATGCGTTAAAAAAATATGAGTACACACAAGAAACATTATCAGTCAATAAAATACAAAGCAACATATTTGAAATTCTTGACATTCTTGGATTAAAACAATTTTGGTCATCATCAGATGCGTATATTCGTGAATCAATTGAATATTCATCACGTGTTCTTGAAGCAACCACATCAACGGATGATTCACCACTTGATTACACATATATTCCTGACAACTTATTTATTGGTGACACAAACAAAAATCCAGTTCAATACATATCATATTATGATGCGTTAAAAGGGTTAATGGATTTGTTTAGTTGTCGGATATATCATGCAGATGGTGTTTATTGGATTCAACAAGTAAGAAATTTTGATGCAAGTTCAATCAAGTATCGTGAATACTTAAAAGATGGGACTTATACTGATGACACATATTCACATCAAAAGTCAGTTGGTAATTCAGGCAGTACGGATTTGAACATATTAGCTGGTGGCACATTTGGATATTTTGCTGGAGCATATAGAACACGAATCGAAGCAAAGCAACACATTGAAGGGAAACTTGGAATTGAGGGTATAACATTATCAAGTAGAAAGGCATCGGTAGAAACAAGAAGTATTAATATTGGAACAATAAAAAGTGAAGGAGTTGGTCATATAAGGGTTGCGATGAGGGTAAGAACTGCAACTGGTCAATATGGAAATCAAACATCAAACTTTTCATGCAATATTGATATTGAATTAAAAACTGCAAGTGGTGGAAGATATATTGCTGGAATTGGACCAGCACCACAAACTGAAGCAGAATGGAAGAACAATTTATATGCTCCAAATAATTTAAGAAAATGGACTAAAATAGTTAAAAACTCAAGTAATGCAACTTATGTTTATTTTGATGCTCCAACAATAGACTTTGAAGCAAATGATATGATTTTTCAAATCACAACAACGTATGATGGAAAGGATGAATTTAGAACAATGGCAAATGGAACAAGTGGTTTTTCAAATGCTTTTTATATTGATAGAATAGAAATTTTATTTCCTCAAGAATTAAGTGATGATGAAAACACAATGGTTTTAGAAGTAGAAAATCCAAGCGGATTTTACACAAAGCAAGTTGAACTTGATCCTTTGATTATTGTTGATTCTGAAATTGGAACATCAACCATTGCAAAAATTCAGATTGATGAAAATTATGATAATGCACAATCATTTAGTTTGGTTGAATCCACAACTTGGGATGCTGGGTTTGATACATATCCATTTTTATCTTATGCACGTGTAATGGAAGCAATGTCACTACAAACAAAGCCAGTTGAAAAAATAATGACCACA